GACTTGTCCAAACTTCTCCAGCGGCACCGCCGGCATAACCAGTCCCTGGCGCTGCAGCAGGTTGCCGGCCATGCGCCCGGCTGTCGGGGCCAAAGCCCTGCCTCCTGAAGCCACCATCTTGCCCACGGGCACAATGTTGAGACCGACATCCATGGCAGCCAGGGATGCATCCTCTGTGAGCTGCCGCGCAAAGCCGCGGCCACGGGTCAGTGATTGGCCAGTGCCGGCCTGCTGCATCGCCATCGGCGTGCCCTGCCATTCAGGTGGGCCCAGCACACTACGGGTGCCAGCCTTGGCCGTGCCCACGAACGGCACGAAGTCGGCCAAGCTGATCCTTCCAAGCAGCGGCACATCAACCTGCCCCAGGCTGTCGAGGAAGCGACCAGCCTGCTCCAGCGTCAGGCCAGTGGCCTCCAGTGCCCGCTCAAAGCGCGTGGGCTCAATGGCCCTGATGGTAGGCATGCCGCCGCCTGCATCGGTCATGGTGCCGCTCGGGCCGGCAGCCAGCAGCACATCTTCTGGCGGCTGATCAGGCGCGGCCATCTCTGGCATCTCTGGCATCTCAGGCGCAGCCGGCGGGTCTGGGAACTGATAAGAGGCCAGTGCCGACAGGTACTTGTTTTCGATTGCGCTGTAGGCCATTACTGATCCCCTGCTGCTCGTTTTAATTGCTGAGTGGTCATCTCACTCTACCTTTTGCTTGGCCCACCGGCCACTCTCACGCCACATCCACGCTTTTTCGCTAGCGAAATATGTTGCTCTTTCTGGCACCCCAGGCGGTCTTACCTTGGTGTAATCAACCGCAGGAGCAGCAGCAGGAGCGGCGGCAGCAGGAGCCGGCGCAGGAGCAGGAGCGGGGGCAGGGCGAGCAGGTTGTGCAGACGGCCTACGCTGCGCAGTGCTCGTCAGCTCGTCAATAAATCTATTCGCGTGATCCCAATAATTTGGGATTGTAATTTTTTGTTCGTCGTATAGTTGGAATGCGATTTTCGACAGCCGCTCGGCGAAGTAGCCTAAATTTTCCGGGGTTAGTCTTTCGTTTTCGCGGGATGAACCCCCTTTGGGAACAAGGCCGGTTTTCAACCCTGCAGCGTAATACTTGTAATCCTCAAACAGATCTTTTGCCTCTTTGTTTTTCAGAGCTTTTTGGACGGCTTCTTTGGTAGACCATTCAGAGCGATCATATAAATCAAACTCAATCGGTCGGCTAGACAAATCAGCAGCGGTTCCTTTGGCCGCTTCTGGCTGAATGCGCGTAAAGGGTCGCTCGGCAGTGGAGGCACGAACAGGCGCAGCCGCCGGGGCCGGTACAGGAGCCGGCGCAGGAGCCGGTGCAGCACGCACAGGTGCAGGTACAGGTGCAGCAGCCGGGGCGGCTGGCGGTGCCACGGGTGCCGGTGCTGGGGCTGGGGCAGGTCTTGGTGCCGGGGCAGGAGCCGGGGCCGGTGCGGCTGGCGCAGATGGCGCTGGCATTGATGGTGGCGGCATTAGTGGCGCTGACACAGTTTCTCCATCGGCCAGCTTGAGCAGCCTTTCGATCTCTGCGATCTGTCGCAATTTGTTGGCATCAGTGCCAGCTTTCTGTCTCAGCGCGGGCAGATTTTCCAAGGTCACTGGGCCAGTGATCCAATCACGCCCAGGCACAGCGCTGCCATCTGGCCGGCGGGCAAATCCTTCAAGCCGCGTCCGTGCCGCCTTGGCCTCCTCGGTAGACCGGCGTGCAGAAATGCCGCTCATTAACTGGGTTTCAATATCTTTATTTGAAACAGTCTTTCCTTGCGCAGCGGCAGTAGATTGAATTTGCAGGGCTTGTGCTCTGAGCTCATTCATTCGTTGAAACTCTGCGCCTTTTGGATCAATTACAACTGACATCCCAGGAATTACTGGAACACCAGCAAGTCTTGCAATGGTTCTATTAAGCTCTGCGCTGTCGCGCCGGTCATCGGCCTGCAAGATCTTGAGCGCAGCCACCGCGTCCTTGCCGTCGATCCCCTTGCCAACCAGACCCCAGATTTGCCTGGGGTCGGTGATCGTGTTGTTGTAGATGCCACTGAGCAGGTTGAAGTAGACGGCCTGATTGGTCTCTGGCTGCTTGGGCTCAAGCAATTCCTTCAGCGTGCCAATGGGCACCGATCCCTCTGGCAGGGCGGTGAGCTGGGCGATGAGCTGCTTCTTCTTAGGGCTGCCATCAGGCAGCGGGTAGATCTGCTCCAGTAGGTTGATTGCCTGGGCCTCGCCCTGCCTCTTTGCCTCTGCGGCTTTGCCGTCAGCAATTGACTTGCGGTTGTTGACGGCCACCATGAAGTTGGCGGTCACCTTGGCCACAGCGTCAAAGTCGTTGGTGATCATGGATTGCAGCACCGGGCTCATGTTGCCCAGGTCGCCTGCCCTGAGCTTTTGCAGGGTGCGCTCTGGGTCGGCCATGTTCTGATCGGCCATCAAGGCCTTGGTCACCGCGTTGATCTTGGCGTTGCGCAGCGCAACCTCAAACTTGGTGCTGTACTCGGTCTGCACCGCCTTGTCGCCAAGCAACAAAGACTGGGTCAACACGTTCCTGCGAAACACATCGGCTAGCTCGTCAATGGAACGTTGCTCAACGTATTCAACGCCAGCTTCATCACGCTGACCAGTGCCTCGATACCAGCTGCCCTGAGAGACCGTGGCCTCCAACAGCTTGACGCTGTTGTCAAAATCGGCGTCAAACTTAGCGATGCGCTGGTTCTTGTCCCGGTCGAGCTCGGCCTTGTAAGCGGCATTGAGCACGGTGTTGCCATGCGTTGCCATTGTGGCGCGAAACTTGATCGCGGCCTCGGGGTTGGTGCTAGCCAGCGACTTGGGGAAAAAGCCCTCTGACATAGCCTTAATCTTTGCGCTTACCTGATCAGATGTGGCGCGGCCAGCCTCCACATCCAACAGCAGCTTACTGAGCTCGTTGCGACCCTCAATCTCGAAATGACTAGCCAGCTCCAGGCTGCGAGCCTTGGCCACCGCTCGATCAAATATGTTGAGTGAGCTAGTGGTTCCGAGAGATGAATCATCACCACGCCCACCCAGCCCCACAGTCACACCATTCTTTGCGGCTTCAAGCTGCTTTGCTGATGGAGGGTTACTTGCTACATATTCTTCCGCTTCAGCTTGGCGCATTACGCCAGCCATTTGGAAAGCGCTCGCGCTCATGCGGTCAAGGATCTGGGCCAGCTGGCCAGCGCCCTGTGCCGCCACTCGCGGCGCAATGTAGTCCACACCCTGCTGCTGCACCTGGGTCATGGGCACGCCGCCCACCGAGCGCACTTGCATCTGACCTGATTCAATCCGTTGTGTGGCCATGCTTATTTCACCTTCAAGTATTCAACCCCGGCCTTGGCCAGCGTTGCGCCGGCAAGGATGCCGCCAGCTCTGCGAGCCGCAGTGCCGGCAGCAGTGAGCTGGCCGGCTTGGCTGCGAGCGCTGTACAGGTTGAGGGTGTTCTGGTACTCGGTGGATTGCAGCATGGCGGTGGCGTCCTCAAAACCAAGCACCCGCGCAGTCAGCGCATTGAGGTCGGCGATGCCCACATCGCGCATGGTCGCGGCCACATTCTCGCGCTGCACAGCCTGGACAGATCCCTCACCAAGTACCACGCCGCTGGCAGCGGCCCTGGCCCGCATAGCGGCGTTCGTGGCACGCATGTTCTTGAGCAGGGTGTTGCCGGCGATCTGGTAGTTCTGCGCCTCGATCTCGGCCTTCTTGATGGTGCGGCCAGCCTGGATGGTGGCGTACTGCTCTGCCATGTCGGCACGCACCTCGGCCACCGCCAGGGTGTCACGCGCCTGCAGCAGGTAGCTGGTCTGCTGGTTGATCGCTGCAGCTCTCTGCGCCTCGGCCTCGCCATAGGCACCAATCGCCCCCGCAATTCCAACTTGTTGTCCTTGTGTCAGTGCCATGTCATGTCCCTGAGAAAACGGCCACGCGGTAGTCCAGGCCCAGCAGGTTCATCTTGACCGGCAGGTTCTGAGACACCTCGATGGACTGCTCGCGGTTGTAGCCCAGCACGCCGTTGACCCGCTTGATGCCGGTGAACTCCGGGATCGGGTCGTCCAGCAACGGGTTGTCCAGCAGGCGAAACGCGACCGGCTGGTCGTTGATGACCATGTTCTGGGTCTTGTTGACCACAGCGCTGATCTCAACGATGCGCTTCTTGAACGACACCCGGCTGCCGGTCTGCAGCTTGACCTCGGCAGGCATGGTCTTGACGTAGACGCTGATGGGCAGGCCAACCTCGTAGCTGGTCACCGACTCGCGGTCGAAGGTCACCGCGCCGCCTCCGCTCACGGTCTCGTTACCCTGGGGCGATCCATCGCAGATCACGTTGAGCGATTTGCCAATGTGCGGCAGGCCAGACCCGACCCCACCAGCAGATCCGCCAACGAAGGCGCAGTCGGTGAAATACTCGTAGCCAAACAGCTCGATGAAGTACCTGTCCACGCTGTTAAACGTGCGCTTGGTGACCACATAGATTGAGTTGACATCCACGCCGACATCTATGAATGATCCATCGGTGGTGAACTCGGACGGGCTGGTAACCTGCTGGCTGCGCATGATGCTGAAGGCAGCCATGCTCCCATCATCGGTGTTTGTCATCAGCAGGAGATCAGCCTCCTCGGTGCTTGAGGCCTTGCGCAAACCAATGCGTTGTGGCCCCTTGAGCAGGTGGCCAGACAGCAGCGAGATGCGCTGGGTGATGTAGGTCAACTGGGTGTCGTTGAAGATGAACTCGTTCAGGCTCTTGCCCTGGCGCTGGATGTAGATCGAGCCCGACTCCACCGATTGCACGCGGGTGCCCTGTTTGATGCCGTTGCGGCTCACGTTCTTGAACGTGAAGGTCAAAGGGGTGACCGGGTCAGACCCTTGCTGTGGGATGAAAAACTCGCCACCAGAGGTGAACACTTGGAAGTCACGGCCCGAGATGATGTCGGTGATGACGTTCAGGTCGTTGGTGTCCAGGGTGGCCTCGACCGCATCGTCGTCCAGAGATTCGGTCGGAACGAAGTCGAAGAACAGTCCGATCTTGGAGCCCCAGACAGTAGATGGCCGCGATTTGCTGCCGCCAAAGTACAGGCGGCCTTCATGGAAGGTGACCGTGCGCGGCCAACCCTTGGTGCTTGACCAAACATCCTCGTAGTTGTGCTCCAGCTCCCAGCGGCCAGCATCAATGACATTGGTGTTGAAGAACGGGTACTCGGTCACCGCCTCGACCACGGTGGCAGAGACATAGCGCAGAATCCTGGCGCGGCCTTGTGGCTGCACGTTGACGTACTGGTTGACTGATTGGGTCGTCCAGGTGGTGACCAAGTAGTTGCTGGTGCTGTCTGGAGCTGGAGAGAATGGGACATCAACGGTCGCCACCTTGGTGCTGCCGACATAGTCATCAATGATGCGCACCTGTCCAACACCAGTGCCGCCTGTGATGGTGACGTACATGCCGTTGTAGATGTCATCGGTGGCGCTGGCCGTTGACTTGAGCGTGATGGTGGTGCTGGTTCCAGCCTGAGCCCCGCCGCTGTCATGGTTTGTCGCCGATGCCGTCAAGGTCACATTGCCAGACACCGCAGACGGGGTCAGCGTCGATCCAATGTTGGTGTGGAAATCGATGTTGAATGCGTACTTTGGGATGCTGTCAAATGTGATGGCGGTGGCCGTCCAGGCGGTGTCGCTGGTGCGGGTGATGCGCACCGGCTGCAGATCTGGATGCACCACAATCAGGGTGTCGGCAGACTGAGTCCAGCACATGTCGTCAACGATGTCGCTGCCGATGGTGGTCGTCAGGTAGTTGTTGCCGCTGCCATTGATGTTGGCCACCACCGAGCCGTTCTTGATGACATACATGCGGTTGTGCGTGAAGCACAGCATGTAGCTGTCGGTCACCGAAAACTGGAACGACACCAGCCGCACACCATTGCCGGCAGACGCGGTGCTGGTGTTGGGAAGTTCAAAAATATGCTTGGTGCCGGGCCGGCGGCGCAGGCCGCCCTGGGGCTGGATCAGCACATTTGTGGCCTTGGCCAGGGCGTTGTTGTAGGCCTGCAGATCCACCCGCGCACGCAGCAGCGGGTCGAGCTCGCCCGTTGCAAAGTTGGTGGTGAACTCGACAAAACGCGGCATCAGTTCCTCACTGCGATCAGGCTGTAGTCTTCGATCACCGGCACCGGGTTGTTCTGGCCGTCGATCTGAGCGGCTGTGCGGAAGTAGCCTCCGCGGCCGTTCTCGGAGATGTCGCCCAGCGCCACGCGCTGCCACTTGGTGGCCTTGTCCTGCTGCTCGGTCACGGTCTCGGCAATGTGCCAAGCAACCTGATACTTGAGCAGTTGCACAAAGTACTTGGGCATGGCGTACTCTGGCACGCTGTACTGGTAGTCGATGAACACGCTGGGCAGGTTGGTGAGCAGTACGTCACCCTGGATCTCCCAGTCCTTCTGGATCGGCGAGCCCTGCGCGGAGCTCTGGACAACCAGCCTGGGCGAGGCCAAGCGGTCACCCGGCAATTGGTACTGGTAGCGCCAGACGCTAGTGGGGCTGGTCAGCAGTTGCGCGAGCTGCGCCTTCTTCATGCTGAACGTCCACGGGTACATCATCAAGGTCGAGTCCCTGATGTCAGGGTAGAGGCGGTCACACACGCTCGACTCGTCGGTGCCGTCATTGAAAGACGATATTGCCCTGGCCCCGATCAGCAGCAAGGCATCAGAGCAGATTGTGATCCCGGTATCGCCAGCGGCCATGTGAACCTCTTAATGCGAGAAGGGCCAACCTCCGCTTTTGGCAGAAGTTGGCCCGGTTGCTACCGACAGCGCTTAATCGCCGTCAGTGTTCGACAGTGTGGTGCCATCAGTCACATCCACCACGCCAGAGGCGTTGGACACCACATACACCAGGGTGACCACGGCGGTGGTGCCGGTTGAGGTCACGCAGTGAATGACATCGCCCACTTCAAGGCTGTTGGCCAGCGCGTTGAAATAGCCGCTGGTGTTGACATCCGCGATGGCATCGGTCGTTTTGTAACCGTACATCGACGGGGCGTTGCCGCGCTTGGAAGCGCTGTAGGCGGTAAAGCCGTCTGCAGAGTAAGCCATGTTTCAGACCCTCCTTTAAGCCGCAGCCGCAGTGTCGCGGGCGGTGATTTTGACGATACCCTCGGCGTCGATAGCCACAGCACCGGCAGAGAACAGGGCGTTGACAAGCCAGCTGGTCTTCTCGGGGATGTAGTTGATCTCAGTCTTGGGGGCGATGCCTTCCGCGTAGCCGATTGCATCCTTGTGGAATGCGTACAGCGTGCGGTCGCTAGAGCCGTCGATGGGCAGGCCACCTTCAGTGCGGTCGCCCAGGACATGGAACGTGAAGCCCATGTACTGGTTGATCTCGCCTTGCACCAGAGCCTTGACGGTGTTGAAGTCCGAGCTGGTCACCGAGGTCTGCTCCAGCATCGCGGCCAGGGAGTTGGCGTGGATGATGATGTTGCGACCATCGGAGGGCACGTTCTTCGCGTTCAGGATCTTGGCAGCTTCGCGCAGCTTGGAGATGTTCATGTTGGTGTTTGCACCACCAATAGAATTCGCCACAGTGCCAGTGCCAGATGCAGCGTTCAGCGCGTCGAGGATCAACTGATCCTGGCGGCGGCCAATCGCATTACCGACCACTTGGACAAGCTCAGAGCGCTCGTCGAAGTTGACTTTCTGTTGCGAGAACACATCCGAGTACTCGGCGGCGTTGAAGTCACTCAGCGTGCAAGTGACAGTGCTGAACCCGACATTCATCGGGGTGACATCGGTCTGAGTGACGCGAGCAGTGGCTACGCCGCGACCGACTTTGGGGAACTTGACAGTGGAGCCTTCGACACCTCGACGCTGACGCACAGCGCCCACCAGCATTGCTTTGCCCTGGTAAGCCTGTTTGACCTCAGCATCGAACAGCGTCACAAAGGCGTTCGAGAGAGAAACGCTCATTTGGATACCTCATTCGGTTGATTGATCAGGGTTTGTCGCTCGGTGAGCCGGTAAGCCGGGCCTGTGCTTGCTGCTTACGGCAGCCAGTCGTCAGCATCCGCTGCGGTTGAGGGTCGGTTTCCCGATGGGCCTTGCCGCGATTGTATGGCTTTTCATCCATAGTGCAACAGGGGTGATTGACGATTGGACAAAAAAGACCCAGCCGAAGCTGGGTCAAGTGGCAACTGCCTTTCGGCAGACGGGGTGGAGAGTCCCGATCTATTTGGCAAACATGTTGAACATGCGCTCAACCTTTTGCCGGTATACAGCATCTGTCTTGTACTTTGGATCGCCGACCATGGCGTAGAGCTCTTCCTTGCTGGGCGTGCCTTCAATCGGGGCGCTTTGAGTCGGCACCCGGCCTTCGTAGGCTTCGCGCACCTTCATCAGCGCTGTGATCCCGCGAGCGGTGCCGCCCATGATTTTGAACTCCTCAAAGTCGTCCTTGCTCCAGACGCCCTTGTTGACCAAGCCGCGGGCCCAGTCCACCATGCCGCTGACGATTGCGTTGCCGTTGGGGCCGAGCTGCTTCATCTCGGCTGCCGGGTCAACCATGTCGCCCTGCATTAGCTCTTTGGCCTGGGTCTGCAGGTTGGTGACCAAGTCGTCAAAGGCGGCCTGGGACAGGCTGTTTTCTTTGGCCCAGCTTGACAGGGTTGAGGCGATGGGATTGGTGTCGGCCTCCTCGCCAAAGGCCTTGAGGTCGTACTTGCCGTCTGTCGGGGCTTTGTGCTTGCCCTGGCTGATTTGCTTGCGCAGATCTGACCAGCTCTTGGCGATGCCTTCCAGGTCGGGCTCGTTGGAGTCCTTCTTCCAGAAGTTCTCAGGCCAGAAGTCCGGGCGCTCAAGAGGCTCGTCGGGCTCTGGTGCGCCTGTGGCTGCAGCCTTGTGGCTGATCTCTGTGGCTTGTGGGTTGTCTGTCTTAACGGTGTCGTCAGTCACTTGCACGTTGTCAAGTAGGCCGGCTGCACCGGGCTCGACGGTTGCTGTGTCGCTCATAGTTTCCTTGCTGTGTTGATCCGCACCTCAATGTCCCGCACCACCGTCCTCTGCCCCTCGGCAAAGTAGGCGTGTGATGGATCTGTGCCCGGCACGGCGATGGGCACATTCACATACATGTCGCGCAGCCAGGTCAACAGCTTCTGGCCGTCCTCGCTGCCAAACACCCGCAGGCATAGCCTGGCGATGTCTTCGCGCTGCTGCTGCACATCACGGATGTCCTGTGTCTCTGTCTCCAGATCATCCCAAGACATCAGCAGTCCTCGGCATCTTCAAAACCAACCTGCTGCTTCAAGTCGGCGTACAAGCCATCCATCAGATTGCCTTGTGGAGTTGCGCAATAGAAGGCGTGTTGAGCCACCTCCTGTGCGTTTGCTTGCCTTGCATCAGCATTGGCTGACACAGACACTTGGTATTGCACCTGATCTTTGTTGCCAAATATGTTGGTGATACGGGCGTAGGCGTCTGTGAAAGGAACACCTACGTTGCTTGTTGGAATAGAGATTTTCAGAGCCATTAGAAGGTCACCTCAGTTGTTTCGATTTTGCACACCCAGCGGATTGTGGTGGCCGCTGCG